TTGCTTGGAGATATTTATGATAAAGCAAATTATGAAGGATATGAAGAGGGATATGCGGAAGCAAAAGAGAATATGAGAGAGTGGTTGGAGGATTAATTAGAACAAATAGATTAAAATCTAAGTTTTATTTTAGATTGTTTATTGGTTGATTAATTATAATGTTTTGTAGTCAAGTCGATAATCCAAGCAGAAATGTTTGGATTATTTGTTGTCTACAGGAATATGTGGATTGGAAGATAGGTTTTTGGGAGTCATGATCCCATCTCTGCACCCTATCTTCTATTTATTTTTTTAGTGGTTAGTTTTAGTTAGTGGTTAGTGCAGAGGGTTTTATAATTTGCAGAAAGAAGGTTTGGATTATGATTATCAGTAAAACTCTAATGGTTAGATGGAATGGATTTACTCGCAAGTGGTATGAAGACAAGGGTTATAAATGGACAAAGGTTAATGAATTATTTGAATGTAAAATAGAAGATGTTCAACTAAATTCAACAGCAAGGGTAGAAGTTAGTTGTGATTATTGTGGGGAAATTTTTCATCCTGAATATAGACAATTATTAAGTGCTAGAAAAATAGTAAATAAAGATTGTTGTAGTAGCAGAAAATGTATGATTTTGAAAAGCAAAGAAGTCAATTTAATTAAACGCGGTGTAGAGAATCATATGCAGTTAGAAGAATCTCAAGAACTTTTTAGAAAAATGCATCAAACTCCATTTTGTGAAGTAGAAGAATTATTTATAAATAAAAATCTACAACTTTTAACAATTGAGTCTGATTATCAAAATGAAAAATCTAGACTATTATTCATCTGTAATAGTCATTTAGAGCAAGGAATACAAGAAACTAATCATGCTAATTTATTACGAATTAAAGGTTGTTGCAATTATGGAAAGGGAGAATTAAGTGCAGAGTCATTAAAACTTGATGGCAATATAGTGTATCAAGCATTTATAGATAAAGGCATAATACCAAAATTTAAACCAGAAGAATACAATAAAAATAATCAAATGTTACCTTACATATGTCCAGAGCATAAGGACAATGGAGTACAATATAAGAATTACGCTACATTGAAAGTTTCTAATCATAAATGCAATTATTGTGCTCAAGAATTTACAAATGAAACACTGAGAACAGATATTAATGAGATCATAGAATATTATAAGTCTAGAGGACTAACGCTTGTGGATATAAATGAATACGAAAATAAAGCAAAACCAACTAGATTTAGATGTATAAAGCATCCAGAACACATTCAAGTATCAACATGTTCTGGGTTAGAAAATACAAAAATTCCATGTGAATATTGTAGAGTAGAAAATTCTTTAACAAGTCTTAATAGAAATCTTAGAAGTAGTTTAGGACAATGGAGAAAACAATCTATAAAAATATGTAATAATAAATGTATTTTTACTGGTGAAAAAGTATTTGATATTCATCATTTAAAACCATTTAATGAAATAATAAAAGAAGCAATTAAAACATTAAATATAGAAATAAAAGATAAATATACTCCTGAAGAATATATAAACATTAAAAAACTAGTAGTTGAATTACACAATAAATATCCACTTGGAGTTTGTATAAGTAATAAAATCCATAATCTTTTTCACTCGCTGTATTCCAAAGAACCTAGTATATCAGATTTTTATGAATTTAAGAAAAGATATGAATTAGGAGAATTTAAGGAAATTTTAAAAGAAGTAAGTTAAATTAAGGAAGTGACATTGTGGCAGGAAGACCTAAAAAAGTGGCATCTAATACCTTGCCACAAGTAAAAGAAGAAAAAATATTATATAAATGTGTATGTTGTACCAAAGACAAACAAAAAGATAAGGACTTTTATAAATCTAATTCTATTATCCTTAAAGGAAATGATCATAGGATGGTAGTATGTAAAGAATGTGTAATTGAATTATATTCATTCTTAGTTAATAAATATGAAGATACAAAAGTTGCTTTATATTTTTTATGTAGATTATTAGATGTATATTTTGATTCAAACTTATATCCAAGCGTAGCACAACAAGCTACCAATGGAAACACAAATATAGCTGGTATTTATTTTCAAAAAATTAATAGTTTGCCTCAGTATAGTTCAAAAACATTTTTTGACTCTACTCTTATTGATGTTAGTGGAGAAAGAAATATATTTGAAACTGGAGAGAATGTTGAGTGGACAGAAGAAGATAAACGTAATAAAGATGATGTGATCCGTATGGTTGGTTATGATCCATTTGAGAATGAAAATCCATTGGATCAAAAAGGATTGTATAACTCTTTAGTTGATATGTTAGACGAATCAACTCTTGAAGATTCTTTTAAATTACCTATAGTTATAGAAATAGCAAAAAGTTTTAATCAAATAGATAAAATAAACCAAGCATTAGCACTAATGACTAGCGATATAGGATCTGTACAAAGTCAAGTTGGTGGAATTAAGTCATTATTTGAGGCAAAAGATAAAATGTATCGTGCTATTCTTGCGATGGCAAAAGATAATGGCATATCTGTCAATCACTCAAATAAAAAGTCTAAAGGTGCAGGTACATTATCTGGGATAATGAAACAACTTCAAGAAAAAGGATTTATGGAAGTAGAAGTTAACCTTTACGACATTGAAACATGCAAAGGCATGAAACAGGTTGCAGATATGAGTAATGAAAGTATAAGAAAACAACTTCAGTTTGATGAAAATGATTATAGTGCAATGATAAATGAACAACGAGAATTAATTGAAAAATTAGATTCTAAAAATATCGAACTCGAAGAAGAATTAAGGCTATTGAAAATAAAAAGTGGTGACATTATTAATGGATAATAAAATGATGTCCCAAAGAAAGATTGATGGATATTTAAAACTTGCTGAAATCATTCAATGGGGACGTAAGTGGCCCCTGAGGTTCGTCGAATTAATGTTTGGAATTGATCTTTTGGATTATCAGAAATATGTTTTTATGGAAAGTTGGACAACTCCTTTCTGTGTTTGGTGTATGGGGAGAAATGGTGGCAAAACTACATTAGGATCTCCTTTTATAATGACAAAATCAATGCTTATACCAAACTTTAATACATATATATTGGCTGGTGTCGGAAGTCAGAGTCAAGAAATGTTTATGAAAATTGAAAATATTGCTAAGAATAATATTGCTTCATTTACTGGTTTGACAGATGTATTCTTAAACGAAACGGTAAAGTCTGCTGCTAATACAGATGGTTTTACTCATAATCCTGCTAGTTTTAAATGTTCTCTTTATAATGGAAGCACTATTCATTCTCTAAATGGGGCTGTAGACTCAAATCGCTCAAAACGCTCAAATTTAAATTTTTACGATGAGTCAGGATTTGCTTCAGATGAATTGTTTACAACTTCTGAACCTTTCACAACTCAAAATGCTGACTTCAAACTTGGTGGAGATATTGATGTTACATTATATCCAAAGCAATTTCCAAATCAATTAATATATGCTTCTTCAGCGTCTAGTATTGATACATACTTCTTTAGAAAATATAGAGATTTTAGTAAGAAGATGTTTTTAGGAGATAAAAGGTTTTTTGTAGCAGACATTAGTTCTGATATCGTAATGAATGCTACATACAATGGTAAACTGTACCCAGTCGCATTATTAACTCAAGATAAAATTGATTCTGCAATGAGAGAAAATAAAGAAAAAGCCCTTCGCGAGTACAAAAATATTTTCACAACTGAAGGAGGAAATAATCAGATTGTAAAACGTGCCACTATTATAAAAAATTCCGAATTAAGAGTTCCAACTTTATATAATAATACTGGTGGAAAATTTGGTATTATGTATGATCCTGCACGTAGTTACGATAACTCTGTGTGTGTAGTTGGGGAATTTATTTTAGATGACATTGTAGGATATAAGTTAAAAATTAGTAGTGGGGTAAGTTTTGTTGATATTGCTAAAAAGAAAAAGACTCCTATGAGAACGCCTGAACAAGTAGAATTAGTTAAACAAATGTTACTTGATTATAATGGAAAATCATCAGCAGATTATGAAAATCTTGAGATATTGGGCATTGATGCGGGTTCTGGCGGAGGAGGAGTAAATATTGCTGACTATTTTATGGAAGAATGGGTGGATAAGCAAGGTAATAAACATAGAGGATTGATTGATAAAATTGAATCTATAGATTATGTGTCTAAATTTCCAAATGCAGTTGATAAACTTAAATTAATATCTCCTCAAAAATATAAAAAACAACTTTTTGAAGCATTAATTGAAATGATGAATTTAGATTTAATCTCTTTTCCTGAAACATATGATGGCAAAGGTTATTTAACTATAAATGAAACAGAAGGAGAAGAAATAAAATCAAGTATATATAAATTATCATTTGAGGAAGAAATGGCATTAGTGCAAATTGATCTTCTTAAAGAAGAACTTGTTAATATTTATAGGTTTGAAAGTTCAAATGGAAATTGTAGATATGATTTACCATCAGATAAAATACATAAAATGAACGACGATAGAGCATATGCTTGTGCAATGTTAGCATGGCACTTATCTGAATTAAGAAGAAAACATGTAACTGGTAAAAAACGTCCAACAAACATCTCACCATCATCATACTTCGCAATAGCAAATAAATCAAGCAGAGCAAGACATTAAGAAAAAACACTAAGAAAGGAGGTCATTTCTTGCCAGACCAAAACAAAACACCAACTTCCTCCCCCCTCTCCCCTAATCTATTCGCATTAAAAGAATCATGGGAACCATCTAAATCAAAAAATTTCTCACTCTCTCGTATTGCTTCATTCTTCTCTAATAAAAAATCAACAAAAAATAGTAAAACCATAACAATAGATAAAATAAAATTATGGTTAAATAATCCAAATAAATATCAAACAGACATTCTTGATTTATCAGATTTACTATATGCTCCTGAAGGAATTTATAAGACATTAGTAAATTTAACTTCAAATATGGCAACTTTAGATAATTATCTTCAACCAACTAAATCTACAATGCGAAAATTAAATTTAGAGTTAAAAGCAAAAACTAAATTTGATGAATTAGGTAATCCAATAGACCAAGAAGCGTTTGATAAAATATTAAACAATTTTGAAAATGAATTTGATACAGTTAGAGATTATATAGAAAATATTGATATAAAGAAAACTGGAAGAAGAATTATTGAAAGTATAGTTAGATATGGTGCTTATTGTGGATTTGAGAAAAACGATGGAAATTTTCCTTATCTATGGGATTTGCCAATAAAGTATATTAGATTATATTCAATTCTTGGTGGACAATATAAGGTTGAATTCAATTTCAAATATTTTGATGATTTATCAAGAGATAATGAATTAAGTGAATTTGCGTGGGGAGTATATCCTGCTGAATTTAAAATTTTGTATGATAGATATAAAAAGAATCCAGATAAAATGAGATATCCAGAATGGCAACCATTACCTAGTGAAAAAGTATGTTGTATTAAATTAGGTGGAGATAATGATACTTTCTTTTTGCCATTGTATAGTCAATTGTTTACTGAGTTGTTTTTACTTAATGATTTAATTGATGAAGAGATTGAAAACTCGCGTGACGACAAAATTAAATTAATAAATATAGAATTTCCGAATCAAGAAGGTGTCCCTTTAGTAGAACCAGAAATTGTTGCACAATGGGTGAACGTTGTAGCTTCTGGAGTCCCTAGTAGCGTTTCGGTAACGGGTAGCCCATTTCCACTAAAAGAGATTCCATTTAAATCTATACAAAATGAAAAAACTTCATTAGCTGAATTTGCAAAATCAATGGCTTATATGCAAGCAGGAGCTAATCCTTTATTACTAGGTGGTTCAAGTACAAATTCTTCAGTAGGTGTAACTCAAAATCTAGTATATATTCAATCAAACGTTTTTAGCATATTAGATAAAATCCAAAGTTGGTTTAATTATAGGATTAGTAATGTTAATCTTAGAAAAAAATATACATTTAAACTATATATATGGAAAATCACTTGGTATAATCAACAAGAAGAGTTTGATAAAGAGTATAAATTGACTTCAATTGGAGGAAGTTTAGACAAAATTGTATCAAAAGCAGGACATAATTCAGACGACTATAACGCAGGTTTGGAATATGAAAATTTAGTTAAAACTAAATCTCTGTGGCGACCCCCATTAAATATGAATCAAGCAAATTCTGATGATTCAGGTGGAAGACCAACTAAAGCAGATGGTGATTTAAGCAATTCTGGCACAATTAGCCGTGATAAAGAAAATAACAAACGATAAAAAGTTTTGTGGCTAGGTCATGCAAACCGAAAAGAAGTTTCCCTGCTTCCTGCCACTTTTATAATTTAAGGGATTTCTATATGAAGGGAGATATAAACAATGAGTAAGAAAACAGATTATTATGTAGTAAAACAATATGTGGAAGAATTAGGGTATGATTTAATTAGTAAAGAATATTTAAATAATGCACAAAAATTAATCTTAAGAGATAAAGATGGGTACTATTATGTAATTCGTTGGACAGACTTGCTTAAAGGATATAAACCACGTTTTGTACATAAAGCTAATCCCTATTCTATTGATAATATAAAATTATTTTTAAGAATTAATAATTCTAAGTTAACTCTATTATCTAAAACATATGAAGGTGATGAATTTGATCTAAAATTATGTGATAACGAAGGATACCTATATTCATCTCCTTGGTGCAATATAAAAGAACTTAAAGGAATTTCATTTGTTTCTAAGATTAATATATTTTCTAACAAAAATATTCAATTATTTTTAGATAAGAAAAATATTGACCTAAAATTAATGGATAATTATATAGATAGCAATAGCAAAATTACATTCATAGATAAATATGGTTATCTGTACAGTATTTCTTGGGGTAATTTATATGCAGGTAAGAACCCACATTTTGTTGATAAAAATAATCCACATTCAATACATAATATAAAAATATTTTTGAAAATTAATAACTATGATTTTACTTTGTTGTCCGAAAAATTTGAAGGTGAGGATATCCCTTTAATTCTATTGGATAGTGAGGGATATTATTATTCACAAACTTGGCGTACATTGCTAAAACTAACTCGTCAATTATTTGTAAGTGGGAATAATCAATACTCTACGCAAAATATTCAATTATTTTTAGATAAGAATAATACAGGTTTAAAATTAGTTAATCAATATAAAAGCAATAAAGATAAATTAATTTTAATTGATATCAACGGATATTTATATACACAATCATGGGGAGATACACAATATTTAAGAATGCCTAGTCTAGCATATAAAGGTAATCCTTACTCAATCCAGAATATTCAGCTTTGGTGCAAATTAAATAATAAACCATATAAATTGTTAAGTGTGAAGTATGTTAAAAATAATAAATTATTATTATGGAAATGTTTAGATAATGATTGTGGTGAAGAATTTAAAATGTGTTGGGCAAATATTTCACAAGGTCAAAATTGTTCAAAATGCAAGTTATCTAAAGGCGAGAGAAGAATAAGGAATTATCTTAAACTAAATTCTATTCCACATGATAAAGAATATACTTTTAATGATTTAGTAGGATTAAGGGGTGGATTATTACGCTTTGATGTACCAATATTCTATGATGCAGATAAAACAAAATTAAAAATGCTTATTGAATTTGATGGTGAACAACATGATAAATGGGTTAAGGGATGGATGACAAAGAAAGAATTTAGAAGATTACAAATTCATGATAAATTAAAAAATGAATATTGTGAAAATAATAATATACGACTATTGCGTATTAAATGGTGTGATCTCGATAACATAGAATCAATTTTAGAAAAAGAACTAAACATCCTAGCAAAAGCATCTTAATTATTAGATAAAAAGTAGGTGATCACATGAACTTCATTCACTGTTTTTCTCAAGAATTAAAAAACAAATTACTTAAAGATGGATTCAAACTAATAAAACAAAATAATAATTTCTATATTTTCGAAAATAACCAATCATTAAATTCCAATTTCAATCAAATTGATAAAAAACATTTCGTATTTAGTAATAAAATGACATTCTAATTTAATACTTGAAAGGAGGTGATAAATATTGAGCGAAGTAAAAGAATTACAAAACGCATCACTAGCAACAACATATGAAATAGACAATTCTTTTGATTCCGATAGGTTTATCAAAATGAGGTTAAGAATATGCCATGACGGTATTAATCCCAATTCTTCATTTTTTGAAGTTGAAAATATGGAAAAAGCTAAAGATTCTATTGTAAATATTCCTATTCTAGCAAATGTTATTTTTGATGAAAATAATGTACCTCAATTCGGTAGTCATGATATGGAAATTGAAGAAAGTAAAATTGCTGAAGGAGAATATAAATTAATTTATAAAGAAACACCTATTGGTCTTATTCCTTCAGATTGTAATTATACTATTGAGGAATTTAATGATAAGAATTATGTATTTGCTGATGGATACATATGGAAATCTTATTCAAATTATGCAGAAGACATAATTGAAAGAGATAAAGATATTAAATTATCAATGGAAATTTTAGTTGATTCTTTTGAATATAATTCCAAAGATCAATATTATAAAATTAATGATTATAGATATTCAGGTATTACATTTTTAAATAATAATTTAGGAACAGGTATGGAAAATGCTTTAGCAACTACAAATTCATTTGCAAAAAACAACTCAAAAGAAAAGTTTATTATTATGATGCAAGAGTTAAAAGAAACTCTGGATCAATATAATATAAATAACCAAAATAACATCACAGAAGAAGGAGGTAAAGAGTTAGTGGATAACCAAGAAAAAATAGACTTATTGCAAAAATATAATCTTACTGTAGAAACTTTTTCATTTAATATTGATGAATTAAGTTTAGAAGAAATTGAAAGTAAGATTAAAGAACAATTTTCTTTAAGTAACAGTCAACTAATGACAGAAATTGATAAAATACTTCAAACAATGACTGAAATGAAAAAGAATTATTGGGGAGAATCGGTAGAAAGACGTAGTTTTTATTTGATGGATTTAAAAGATGAGAATGCTATTGTAGTAACAAATAGTTGGGATACATATTATGGTGTTCCATATAGTCTAAATGGTGATATTGTAACTTTAGATTTTGAAGCAAAGGTGGAATTCATTCCTGATTGGAGACCAAAACAAGCAGATGATTCTTCTTTATTTACTAAAATAGATGAAGTTATAACTTCTGAGTTTGAACAAATTAAAGAAGAAACTGATTCTAAAATTACTGAGGCAAATGAAAAGTTTACTACTCTTGAATCAGAAAAAATTGAAATTCAGACAAAACTTGAAGTAATCACTATTGACTATGAAAAAGTTAAGCCTGAATTAGAAGCAATTCAAACTAAATATTCTGCATTAGAATCAAAAGTAACAGAATATGAAACAAGTATCTCAACTCTAACAGAACAATTCAACACCATCAAATTAGAAAATGAAACTCTTACTCAATCCAATCAATCTCTATTAGAATTTAAATCAAATACAGAAACAGCACAACAAGAAGCATTCGAATCTAAACAATTACAACTCAAAACAGAATTAGTAGAAAACTTTTCTAAGGTATTGACTG